TTTCGTGCGCTGCTTGACATGTATGCCGAGAACAAAAAAATCGATTTGCTCACAATTAAAGAGGAGCTTGAGCGCAGAAAACAGCTAACTGAAGCGGGCGGCTTTTCGAATATTCTTGGATTACCCGATAAGACGCCGTCAGCTGCCAATTATAAATATTATCTCGGAATATTAAAAGATTACCATATCCGACGGAAATTAATTCAAATAACTAATGATTTTAATAACAGAGCGTTTGACGGCCAGATTAGCATTGATAGCGTTCTTGTTGACCTTTCAAATAAGGTAACAGATCTATTATCACACGAAAAGACTGTAATAGAAAAAGCTGCGCAACTTGGTCAGGATGTGCTGGCTGAACTTGAAAATGCATACAAGCGTGCCACTTCACCATTGATCGGAGAACCNGTTGGATACCCGCCATTCGATAATATCATTGGGGGTTTGCGGCCATCAGAAATAATTATCGTAGCAGCTCGACCGTCTATTGGGAAAACAACGTTTGCTCTTAACCTGATACTGAAACTTGCCCAGAAAAAACATAAATGTGGGTTTATCTCTCTCGAAATGTCAAGCCTAATGCTATCATTAAGGTTGCTGACATTAATTGCAAAAAGAAATTTTATAAATGAAATCATGAGAAATAAAGGATTATCAAAAGATTCTTTTGCAATATTATACGAAAGTCTGAAAAAATTCACTAATCTTGAACTTTATATCACTGATAACTGTAAACCCAACCTCAAAAATGTTTGCGCGGTAATAAAAAAGATGGCGAGCATGGGTATAAAATACATCTTTATAGATTATATTCAGCTTATATTTTCGGGTAAAGACTTGACAACTCGTAATGAGGAGTTAAGTTATATATCATCAGAGCTTAAAAGAATGGCTAAGCAGTTTAACGTGGTTTTGGTTGTAATTAGTCAGTTAAATAGAAACATAGAAAAAGAAAAACGTAAGCCGATTATGTCAGACATTCGCGATAGCGGAGCAATAGAACAGGATGCCGATGTAATTATGTTCCTGCACAAAGAGCCCACTGACCAAAAAGTTGAACCTCCTGTGATTCCAGTAACGGCTGTTATTCTGAAAAATAGAAACGGCATGGTCGGCGAATGTGAGTTTAGTTTTAATAGAAGCCTTTTTGAGTTTGATTTAAAAATAGATAGAGAGGTGATAAATGAGATTATCAATTAACAATACCGGCATTCAATATGCCCTCGCACTGGCCGAAACAAATAGAGCCAGCATCGGAAGAACAACATTGCCCTATCCATACATGGTAGATCTTACCTTTTTTGAAAATAAGCTCAAATTGTTCCATAGCAATACCATTTCTCAAATAGAATGCACATTATATAATTTTACATTACAACCCGTAGAGAAAGCAGTTAACATTAAAGTCCCAATCACTCAATTATATAATCTTTTTGATATTATTAAAAATGCTGAAACAATTGACGCGATCATTGATTTTAAATTCATAATTAAAGCTAATAATGATGAATTTCAGTTGCCCATCCTGGATTCAGATTCACCAATGCGAATAGAGAAAAACAATGAGATATATTTTAGCATTGACTTAAGTATTCCTGTTTTAACGAAAGTTATAAAACATGCAAGCCTTTTTACAGGTAGTGGTGATTTGCGAAAACAATTAACAATGCCTCAGGCTTTCTTGTCAGAAAAGAATATCTATGCAAGTGATGGGAAATCATTGTTTAAATATCATTATGGTGATGATTGTATAAAGACTAAAAGCATTGGAAAGAATGACGTGCTGTATATTGATAAAAATTTAATTAATTTACTTCAAATTACTTCTGAGAATAATCTTAATCTGACAATGGGTGATAAAGGCGGCGAAGTTGAATATTCTAGAGAAATATCAGGCAGCAATGTTAATGTGAATATCAGATTCAGCAACTATAATCTAAACAAAATAGAATTTCATGCTGCTGTACCTAAAAGTAAAACAAATATAGCGGATGTGCCTATTGAATGGTTGCTTGATGTAGTTGCAAAATCCAGGAAAGTAGGGTGCGAAGGAAAAACTACATTAACAATCGCTAATAATTATTTTAAAATATCGACTGTTCCACTGGAAGCAAACGGCAAAGAAACACTTTTTAGTAAGCCGGGGGTTAGTGTGCAATCATGGTTACCAATAAAAACTTCCAATGAAATTAAATTAGTTGTTAATTCAAAATATTTGTTTAATGCAATAACAGCTATTCATGACCTTGTGCCAGATTGCAAACAAATATCTTTTATAGGTGAATCGGCAAGAGACCCTGTAAAAATTCAGCCAGCAGAAAATGATAATGTTTTAATAGTGATAATGCCAATGGTTGATTTATAATGAAGGCTAACGATATTTATTGGGAAGGCTTTCGCCCGGGTGCGGATCATAAAAAACTTGCAATAGAGCTAAGAAAACATGATCCTGATGGCTATTACTCGTTCTTTAGTGGTTGTGATTGGAGTATAGTAAACAAGGATGTNTATAAAATCTTGTTTGAAAATATTAAGCTCAAAGACGCAACAGGTGAATTTATTTATGATTCATACACAAAATGGCAGGGGTGGCGGCCTGCTCCTTCGATGGTTGAACGATTATTGAAAAATGCAACAAACAAAAAATACTTACAAAAATTCTTAAATGACAGACGAAATCAAGGCTAAGGATTTTGCAAAGATGAATAAACTGGAACGCCGTGTTTATTCGCGATTACTCAGGTTTCGGTTTCAATATATCTACTTTGAAGGGTTAACCTTTAATATCGGGGCACGAACGACATATACCCCAGACTTTGTTTGTATCTCACAGCGGGGAATAACATATGTGTTTGAAGCTAAAGGCTTTATGCGTGATGACGCCGCTGTTAAACTAAAAGCAGCGGCTAATTTATATCCTAATATTAAATTTTACCTTGTGAAATATAATAAAAAGAAAGGGAAAATGGAGTTTACCAGGATTAAAACTTTAAATAAAATCAAAAATCCTAATAAATTATTATGCACGGAGTTAACTCAATTGTCGTAATATCAGACACACATATAGGATCAGTATTTGGACTAGCAGACTTTAGTGATTTGAGATTTGATTCAGGCTGGCAGCCCCGGTTAAGCCGTGCGCAGGAAAAATTGCTGTGGTATTGGAATGATTTCTGGAGGTTTGCTCGAAACATTCTTAAAAGGCCATATGCGATTGTCCATGTAGGCGATGTAATTGACAACTCGCATCACGGTGTAACTTCTTTGCTAACTCACAATATTCAAGACCAAGAAGCCCTTGCTATTGCGACCCTTGAATCGCATATCAGCAGAGCTAAGTATTATGTCCAGATACGCGGGACGGAAGCACACTCAGGCGAAAGCGCTCAAAGTGAAGAACGTATCGCGAGGCATTTTAATGCGATCAGAGAGAATTAACTGGTCAATACTCGCATTGGGAATATAATTGTGTTTTTAATGGTATGCATATTAATTTTGCGCACCATATAAGTGGTGCAATATCGCCCATGAGTAAGGCTACACCATTAATGCGCGAAATTACTATGGCCCGAGTGAACGCCGCAAGAACAAAATCAAAGCCGCCCGACCTGTTAATACGCGGGCATGTTCATTATTTCATGAACGTCAACGATAGCTCGATGCGCGGAATGATATGCCCCGGATGGCAACTTAAAACACCATATGTGTATAGAAGAATTCGGACGGAAATAACGGAATTAGGTGGAATTATTTTGATTTCTAACGGCAAAAACGTTAATATTATTGAAAGAGTTTATCAAATGAAATATTAAATTTTATGAAAGCAAAAAAAGAAATACCAAATGTTAAGCCATTAACAGCTAACGAAATTAAGAAAATCAAGCAAGCAATGCGCAAGCTCAGATTTAAGAAGCATGTAGACGGTAAACAGGAATGTTATATCGCCGNAGACAGAGAAGATAATCGCATTATAATTGTGGCATTATTCAGGGACGGATTTTTAAATCTGTTTGCTTGTGATACTAGTAAGGGGGAAGAATTTGATTCATCGCCCACAATTGTTGCTGATGACCCTGTAATTTTAAATATGCTTAGAAGTGACACTAAAAAGGCATTGCTAATTCTAATTAACACTGCGGTTTTAATTCTACAGGGAAAATTAAAGATTGATTACAAAAATCAAACTGTTGAATTCAATGACAATGACGAAGAGGATTTAATAATTTTGTAGATTTAGGCAAACTGATGAGCCGCGAACGATTAAAAACAATTGTGAATAATTGTGAACGAAAAAGAATACCAGGAACATATATCGCATTTATTGAGCCAGTGCCACGCAGTTGGCAATGCTAAGCGGAAATCTTATGCCAATGCCAATGACGTCCTGGCTAATTTTAAACAAATTGCCGCAGCCACTGGCATGACTAAGTATCAGGTTTGGTCTGTGTACTTTAACAAACACGTTTTGTCTATTAACAATGCCATTAAATATCACCCCGAACGTCCCGAAGATGTGTCTGAAAGCATACAGGGCCGGATTATTGATTGCATCAATTATCTCTTACTACTGAATGCGATGCTTATTGAAGACACGCGTAAAAAGTCGCCGTAAACTTTTAAGTTTTATGATATATACTAATTATGACAATTAAGAACATTAAACGATGGATAACGGCAGAAATAATAGTAATATACAGGATAGCGGTAGCGACGACGTTATACAGACTGTTGCTGAAGCTATTCGAGATGGCTTTGAACGCCACGATGGCGTTGATGGGGAAGAATGTGCCGTTATCAATACGTTTAAGAAGACGGCGTCGGTGCAGCCAGTGCCCAATGATGGACAGGGAAATAAAGACATGCGGACCGGTAATTTGGGAGAACAGGGTAATGGGTTGCGGGTGCTGGCTGCCCCTCAAAGCAGCCAAACAAAACCGGCCATGTCAATTCTGGACACAATAAAATCCAACCAACAAAAAGAAGCTCCGCCAGTTGCAAATCCTGAAGATTACCCATTTATTTTAGACGCCCTAACTAAAGCTGGAGTTACGCCAAAAACGTCAGAAAAGTATTTATCACTCGTTAATCTCGCTAACAGCAAAAAACTCAATCCATCATTGTCATTGGCAAACCAATTATACCAGGCGAACATAGGATTTGCGTTGGATTTAATGAGCAAAATATCCGAACAATTAAATACGGCCGATGATCCAGAAACCATAACTAAACTGTCTGCTGCACTAATCAAGTTGCAACAAAACATGCTGAAAATTGCGTCAGGGATTGTTAATGTTAACGAAAAGATGGGGTATTGTGCGAAACCGCCGCCTTCACCATTGGCTAGTTTAAACCTTTTCCTAACAACTAAACAGGGGCAAAATCAGGAGTGATATTAGATAATGACGATGTTTTGGAAAGAAATGGATAATCACTATAGCGATATAATCAAAGTTTGGGTGGTAAACGCAGCATGTGCGGCTTTTGCTGTTGTTAGCAATGATGCTGCCGGCAACAGTTCGGGGATATCAATTACAACATATCTCGGAACGATTTCGTTATCATTAGGCATTGTTTATACAACCATTAAAATATTAATAGCCATTCAAGATTGTAAGGAAAAGTTTGCTCGTAACAAAAAACGGGATGGTGACTCAAAACAATCATAACTTTCATTCTTGTTTGTTGATATTATGCATTATTATTGCTATATTATTAATTGTAAGGGACAAAATTTATGAATATTATAATTTCAAAATGTGAGCTAACAAAAGATGGAACGAAGTATTATGTAGGTTTTACTTGCACAGGCGACTATGGCGTGTCAAAATATGTAGATACATTTGTTGATGTTACCGCCGCAAAAGATTATGATGATGTAATAAGGATAGCGTACTCAAATATAGAGGGCTTAGTTACAACAATCCTTGCGGCGGATAATGAAAAAATGCCGGTCACAGGCAAGTCGTTGTTTGAAATATTGCCTGATACTGAACGTGAGTTGCGGAATAAATTAGTAGAAATTAAAAAACCACAAATTGCTGGCGGTAAAGACGCCTTTACTCCAGTTAATGAAAAGAAAGGAGACAATAAATTATGAATATTGATTTAATGCCAGTTATAAATGCGTTACTTGCTAAGTACGGCTGGTTTGCAGCAGTTGTGACATGGTTNGGTGTATTACGCTTAATCAACAAGCCACTATTTACCATCATTAAAACAATTACAGCGGCAACAAAAACTCCCCAAGACGATGTCGTTGTTGAAAAAATCGAAACCAGTAAGGCTTATAAATGGTTTGAGTTTGTTCTGGATTATGTAGGGTCAATTAAATTAGATGCCATAAAAAATGCCAATAATAACACTAATAGTAACAATACTTAAGCAACTTCCCACACTAGCTGATTTGTTGCGGCTGATCCTGAAAGAGTATGATAAGTCAATAGACCAGAAGAATATCAATGCTTACCAAAAAGCAGATAATGATGTTGATAATGCTATCAACAACATTCGCAATAGCGGGGTGCAAGACCACAATAACGTTAAATGAATCTAAAAGATTGATGCAGCACCCGCAGTTCACAAATGCTGTTATATATGCGCCTGATTTTACAAGGGACGCATTAAAAACTATTAACAGGTTAGAATACCTTTATAAAACCAAATGACCGGGCAGGAGTTACTTAATAAAATTATAGCCGAAATAAATCCAGATAATTACTATGGACCATTGGATGATGAATATTATGTCTGCAGGCTGGAGTGGCTTAAAGAATTTATAGATTTCTTTAAAAATGCTGTGGTCACGAAAACAATAAAAAACACATTTGATTGCGATGATTTGGCGATGGAGTTCAGGCATTATGCAACACTGTCAATGATTAATAGCCTGAGGGTTTATGGTAAGGGCAATCCCGTCATGTTCGGCGTGGTCAGTCTGGGATTAAATAATAAACTTGGAATACCTTTAACTGATCCTGACGTCTTAGAACGGCATGCGTTAAATTTAATTCTAACTAATGACGGGTTTTACTGGTATGATGCAACGCAACAAAAATTGTTTAAAAATGATGCGAACAATAATCTCGATTACTTTAATAATGTTAATTTTATGCTGTTTTAGTGCCGTGTTGGTTGCATGCAAAACTATACCCCCAATGTATTAACACATTGGTATGGCAAACGAGCTAGCAAAAGCATTTAAGCTGGCCTTAAGATGGACCCCGCGACAGTGTAGAATCCTGGCACGGGAGGGAATGCGTATGTTTACATTGCGGGAACTTGCGCGGCTTTCCGGTATTCCATATGCAATTGTGTTCAAAATGTCAAAAATGGAGTCATGGGATAATGTGCCAGTTAAAAGATTAGTTAAATATATTAACGCATGCAACAAATTTAACGGGCTTACTGAACCCATGAATAGTGAGGCACTGCGCATTTATATGAATAAATATAAAAAACGGATTTTCAGAAAGCTATAACTTTGTTTACCACTGAATTATCATCAGTAGTTAATCGCCGCGTGTTAGGACCAAAAACAATAGAATCTGAACAAATGGCATAGCGCAACGCATCAAGCGTGTGTTTGTACGGATTGTTTTCGCGTTTGACTGATTCACCTAATTTATTGCTTGCCCTAATTTCTTTGAACATTTCAATAACATTTCGGCAATTAGCTGAAATATAAAGCCTGTTGCTTTTGAGTAGTGATTTAATAAAATTAACGCTTGACTCTATTCCCTCGCGTGGGGCGGGAATAAAATTTACTCTACCATTGCTAGCATCAGCAATTGCCACTGAATTCAATGATAATCGAGTGGTAGTAGCCGATGACGGGTCGATATAGAATTTCCATTCAATTTTAGAATTCAATAAATTTTCCCAACGCTCCAGACGGTTTAAAAGCTCAGATGTAAATTCATCAATTGATAATTCATAATTAAGCCTAACATATTCATCAAAAACGCTAAAGACTGGCTTTCCTGAAGGCGATATGCGCTTTTCAACAAAGATTATTGCATTATTCATATAGCCCGGGTCAAGGCCAACAATGAATTCTGAATGTTCTGGGTCTGGCCATATGACCTCCTCCTCACCAGTTTCATAATCAACGCCCCCTACGACATGTATCTTTTCACTGAATGTGGACGCAAATAATCGTTGCGAAAGTCCGCCCTTTATCCATAGTCCTTTAAAATATCTATCAAGAAGCGTAGGGTCGTAGGAACAACGTGCTTTTAAATCAGTAATATCTTCTTCTGTTAAAAATGGGTTGTCATGAATAAAAACCTCAATAAGCCCATAATCATCAGCATTAAATGACGGGTCATTTGCCCGGTTTATTCTATCTTCATACCATATTTTATAGATCCAGGAATCCTCACCTTCATCAGCGGGATTAGTATCGGCAATCCACTGATGCTGATTGCGTTTTAAATGTATCATACGCAACTGTTCTGCTGATACGGTAAAAATTTTGCGGTCTTGAAAGTTTGATAATTCAGAGAAAAAAATCATTGAGAATCTAGTATTCTTTAACCGTTCCTCAACTTCATCATCGTTATTAAGAGAAAACAATCTGAATTCGGACTCTCCTCCGAAAATATTGTTAATTGAAAATTTAAGAGTTTTAGTTTGCGGATCAATAATAGCCCCGGGACTTTTATTGGATGCTTTTGATGTATAATAAAATCCCAGCTCAAACCACTGGGGCAAAATAAAATCTTTCAAGTCATACCAGAACCCCGCCTCTTTTGCGCTCTTGATGGTTTTTGCAAAAGCAGCAACACTGCCAAACGGAGTTGTTACCATGTGTAAAATGATTTTATGTAAGACNCCTATTGTTTTTCCGCTTTTACGCGGTCCTGACACTAACAAATACCTGTGTGTNTCTTTCAGAATAGCAATCTGTTTACTTGTAAGCGGTATACGGCCTTTGATTTCTTCGACAAAATCATTCAAATTCATAGTTTAAAATAATAAAAATAATCTATTATATAAGATATAACAGAATTTTATGGAAGACAAAATTAATATTTCAGGTGATAATGCCGCAGACATTAAAGATGTGGCAGTTGGTGATGAGGTTGAACTTATTGTTCCTGTGGTGATCGATTCAATTGACCCTGACACAGGAGCTGTATCGGCAACTATTAAAGGTTCCGTAACTATTAATGAGGCAGAGGGTCAAAATGAAACAGAAGGATCGGGGAATGCACAACCAGAAGAATTACCGGGTCCGATTAAAAAAGCAATCAACATGGAATAGCTTATGCTTGATCTACGGGTGTTAGAGCGGTTCGGCGCGACTACCGAGCGAGTACGCGAGCTTTGTAGTTCGCCCAATCCGCCGCCTGAATTTGTAAAATTAAATAAGCGCATTTTTTATCACGCGAAGTATGGTNTAGAATTTAATTTGCGCAATGGCCATATTTATCAGGCGATTAATGCCGCGTGGGATGCCCCGTTTTTCCAGACAAGTGCGACCATGTTATTAAACCTGCGCGGTCAAAAACTTGACCAAGCATTAGCCGATAAGATTGCTGAAGCATTAAACATACAGAAATATATAACCACTGAATATGACGAAAAAACCCAGAAGTATGTTAAGGTTTTTGATTATCCTAAGTTTATAGAGACTGTTATTCCATTTGTACGGCTATACGTTACTATGCGTCTGAGTAAGTTATTCAATGACAGACGCAATAAGCCTTTGCTACAATACGTGCCCGCCGTTCCTACAAAAGCCAAGAAATACAAAACAGATATTTTGACCAGACGCATGGATATAATGGCCGAGCAATATGATTATGAAAATAAACTAAAACAGGCTATACTTGGGATGCTTCTATATAATGTCCAGATTCAATTTATAGAACGGGAATGGGACCGACAATACGACTATATCATAGATGAGAATGGGGGACTTAAAAAGCGCATTGATAAGGAGGGCTTATCCTATGTGTTTCCTGAAGTTTATAGGACGTATTGGGATCTGGCTTACCCGCCAAGCACACTTTTAACTGATATAGGGTGCAAGTGGGTGGGGTATTGGAAAATGGTGCGATTCAAGGAGATTCGCGATAATCCAGCTTTCTGGAATGTTGACCGTGTTTCAATTTCGCCCGGAATGTTAAGCCTGTTTAATAATGCACAGTATTTCTTTAATGTATTGTATCCATGTAAGCTTGAATACCCATCACAAATAGAAGCGCCAAGCCAATTATTGGTAACAGGAGAACTCGGAACGCCATATTTAACGCCATATCTTGAGGACAAGGCTTGTCCATTGTTTGAACATTTTGAAAAGATTGTACCCGCAGAATACGGTATAGGCAGCTATAAAGAGCCCGTCTGGTTCAGGTTTGTTATGGCGGGGGAGGGAACAATAATTTATGCAGCGCCATTGCCAGCGTGTCCGGCAATACCATACTGTGATATTAGTCATGACGCGCGAACGATGAGTCCGTCTTTTGCTCTTGAGATTGTACCATTCCAGGACTTGGCCACAAACACAATATCACAGGCAATTCTTACCGCCAAGCAAAACCTGAAAAGCATGATTTTCATTGACAAGTCATTGCTTAATGAGGATATAGTACAATACCTACAATCAGCTGGTGACTCATTCTATGAAAAAACACAAGTCGTTCCTGTAGATAGCCGCAGGTTGGCAGCAGCTCAAATAAACCTGCAACAAGCAGTTCATGCGGTTTCATTTCCGCATCTTGATGTTTATACATTGATGCAGACATTAAATACCATTATCGGAATAATGGAACGGTGTGTCCAGGTCTCGGCACAGGAAGTGGGCTCGTACGCGTCACACCAGCAAAGCGCAGAGGAAATTCGTGTAATAGCAACTAGCACCACTAATAGGTTGGAATTAACAGGGCATGGCGTTGATGCTGCGATGAATGCATGGGCAAAGCAGTTATATAACTATGCGATGAATTATAACTCGGAGGATATTTATCTAGACATGGAGTTTGAGGGGGAAATAGATGAATCGGTTCTCGCAAAGTTGGGGATAACAATTGAAGATAAGACAGCGAACAACAACAAGACATTTGCTCGGTTAAAATTGAAAAAGAGCGCAATGGAAATTGAAACATTTGCTGTGGCGCGTTCGGGAATGGATAGGCCTAATAATGAGGGAATAGCAGCGGCAATGGCACAGATATATCAGCAAATCGTTGTAGCACTTGGCCCTGTGCTTGGAGCAGAGCAATTGGTGGAGTTAACCAATCAGATTTTAGACCAGTTAGGATTGCCGCGTGACTTCAGGTTGCGGATTCCTGAACAAGCACGGCAACAATTGCAAGGCGCCCCACCAGATGCCCAAAAACAGGTTATAGCCCAAGTATTGCAAAACCTCAAACCATTAATAGAGAAGGTTCAGGAATTAGACGTAAATAACCAGAAAACACAGCAAGTGTTAAATAAGGTTGTCCTGGCCCTTGAATCCTTTGCGCAACGGCAGCCCCAGCAAGGGCAGCAAGGGCAACAGCAAGAGTTAGTACCCCAATTACAGGGATTAGAAACAAATCAACAGCCGCAAATTTCAGCAGTATAATATATTATAATTAATATGAGAAAAAAATTAAATATTGATGTTGAGAAAGGCGCCCTTCACAGGCAGCTAGGGATACCACAGGATAAGCCAATACCGATAAGTTTAATTGAACAAAAATTAAAATCAGCGCCTAAAGGCAGTAAGTTGCAGAAGCGTTTGATATTTGCTTTAAATTTCAAACGAATAGCTGCCAGGCGCAAAAAAAGTTGAATAATCAAAAATTTGTGGTAATGTATACGGTATGAGTGAATGCGGTAGCTACGTGCTAATAAAGCTGGAAAATCTTGATATAAATGCTTTAAATGCGTTAACTGAGTGGTTTAACCATGCGGGCCGCATTGAGTTCATGAATTTAATTGAAAAACGGATAGAAGTCTTACGCAGTGCAATTTTAGCGGGGGAAGAAGAGGAAATGTTTAATTATTTTGAATATGGTATTGCCCCGCAAGCAGCACCTAGCAACGCAACAAAGGCTGGTTTGTATGCCTTATTAAAGGTTAAAGATGTATTTTGCCAATTAGATAAACAGCTTAAAGAATATAATAAAGGTGAAGATGGAAAACGAGAATAAAAACGATTTAAACCAACAAGCGCAGACGACGGTTCCAGGAACGTCTGGGCAAAATGTAGAGACACCTCAGAACCCTCCGCAAGACGGGGAAAACAAAGACATTGGTGGCGGCCAAACTCAGGAGACACCAGCATCTGTTGGTGCAAACCACCCAAACCCTGAGGATGGAAAAACTCAAAATGCTAAACCCGAGACTAATCCACAACAACCAACGACCATTAATCCTGATGATGAAATTGAAAAGCTGGTAAAATCAATGATGGAGCGGTTCGGTTATGATGAAAACCCGCAAAAAACTAATGATGAAGTCAAACCACAAAAAAAAGAACAAGAACGTTCTGAACCTATTAAAGAACAAAAACCAACCGCATCCAAAACACAACAACGGCAGTCTGTCGATCAATCTAAACAATCGAAACCAGTTAGGAAAATCACTTCTGCCCAAATTGACCGACTGCGCAACGAAATAATAAAAGAACCAGCACCGGCCGCCCCGCAACCATCACCAATACCGATACAATCTCAAACACAAACCCCCACTGCTAATATAGATGAATACGTCCCAGAAGTTTTTGATCCTGATGAATTCAAAGAAAAACTGCAATTGTTCAAAACTTTGGAGGAATTATATCCAAGAAAATATAAAGGAATTACAGAAGAACTAATAAGATTTGACAAAGCAACAAAGGAATACATTGAAAAATGGCAGGAAGAAAATCCTGATGAACCGTTTGATCCTGCTGATGACGCGCACGCAGAGTTTTTCGCCAAGTATTACCCAGACGTCGATGATGATGACAGGGTAAAAGCATTATACCATTTAGAGACACGACGGATTTCCGAACAACAGCAGCATCACGAAAAAGTATCAAGGGTAGTTAATAAAATTAAGGAGGACTTATCAAAGGAACAACAGTCCTTTGTATCTCAATTTATAGGAAGCATAGACCAGGATGCTGTCAAAGTATTTGAAAAAGAAGGCTTTAAGGGCTTAGAGGAAAAGTATCCTGATATAGCTTTAGCATTAAACAGTGCAGCATCGAATGCTACTCCTTATCTTGCGGCAGCGGTAGCTTTAACAACACCTGACTTGCCGCAGGAATTTTTGCAAAACATACCACAACAGGTAATGCAAGACGTTTTAGGATGGATACGTGATCTTGACTTAAAGATCAGGTCATTACCGCCATCGCAGCAAGTTTATAATGGCAAGGTTTATGTGCCCCTTGATCAAATTAATAATGTAGATCCTAAGTATGCCGATAGGATCTGGACTTTAGCGTCAAATCCGGGATGGATACGTGAATGTGTTCAGAAAATAGCTGCATCCAATATTGCGAATCAATTCAAACCATACGTTGAGAGGGTACGTACTATTTACAGACAATCAGAAGGCAGTGGTTTTAATAGCAATCCGCCGTCCACTTCAAGCACGACTGAGAGGACCATTCCAATACCATCTACCAACCAAAAACAGGAAGACATAGCTGATGTAATATTAAAAAAGTTGTTTGGTTAATGATTCATAATATATATCAAATTTAATCACTCAGCTAGGGAGGAGCGGGGGAGGGTAACATGCCGTCGGCGGAAAAACTGGCGGCATGTTTTATTTGGTAAAACATTATATTCTTATATTAAACTTAAAAGAAAGGATCATTTATGGCTTTTAATGATAATATTTTGTTAAACCAGTGTTCGGTATATATAGGTAATACCTATAACACAACCGGGACACTTACAAAGTCGAAACTGCGAGCCTTGAGTGCCGCAGATAAAATCGCGCTGTTTACTACAGGGAGTCAATGGACAGAATTAAATTCATACTTCCTGTACCAGTTTGAAATGGCCGCCAACGGTGTTAAACGTAATGGCTTTTATGACTGGATCATGTCTTCACAAAAGCCAGGCCTCAAAAATCTAATCAATGTGCGCAAGATGCAACAGGGGGCATCTCTGATCGAGCCATTCATTATGGGCCGTCAAATATCGCACGTATTTACTGATTTCTGGACAATATCAAATGCATGGGCAAAAGGAGATTCGGGAGAACCATCAAATAGGTTTAGCAGCGGCCTGNCATATGAGTTTATTCTCAAAATTGTGCCGCCACAATACAATGGCCAAAACCTGAACGTGCTTGACCCAGCATGGTTCGCGCCCAAACAAATTGTGCTTACAATTAATGCAACAGGCGCAAGCTATAATTATGAGTCTCAGTACCAGCAATTTAGAGTGCTTGAGTCGAATACTGATAGTGATTCTTCGCCTACAGCATTATTGCTCGCAGTTGTTTCCGCACAAAGCGGTGCAATTATTTCCAGTGCTGACGTCTTAAAATCAGGTATATTGCTCCCGTCAATTAACAACGTTAGCGATTATGAATCATGGTGCCAAAACCCGGCCAACTACAGGAATATTAAACATGTGCCATTCTGGTATCAGACATACAGAACAAGCAGATCAATTGATTCATTATACAAAGAATTATACGCCAAACTGTTGCGTGACAACAAATTCTACGCTGAGTTTGTAGATCTGCCTATATCCGAACGCATACGCCAGGATGAAGATAAACGGCAAAAAGAGTTTATTAACGCATTCCTGTTCCAGAAAGCCTTGCCCAACCAGGACTTGACAAACTGGCCAAACCTTGAAAAGATATATGCTGCTAATGCTTCTACTAAAGGTGATTCAAATCTGGTATTCCCATTCTACCAAAGCTCTTCAGAGCCAGTCGTGGGCTATAGGGCTAATATGGTTGGCGTGCGTGAGCAATTAGCCGCTTGCGGCAGGGTTAAAGATTATGGCGGCGATACTATGGTGCTATATAAGCCGTCAGATAGATCTGGATTGATTGATAAACTATACGAGATTTACAGGGCTCGTGAATCTTCAAGGGCAACATCNGGCGGGGCAAATGCTAACGTAATAGACGTATACACTAACTCGTACTTTGCTGAATATCTGGAACAAGCTATTATTGACTTATGGAAGACTAAGTATGGGGCAGACACCGTCCGTATAGCTGTTAATGTTGAGAACGGTTATAACGAATGGGGCTTCAGCTGGAAGACATTCAAACTGCCAGTTTACAACATAACATTGAACGTTATTACCCATAAAGCACTGGATGATATCCAATTGTTCTTTAGTAATGAGTTTAACGCGCCTGCCCGCGGAAACTTCTTAATGGTACTGGATCTTGGACAGGGCGGGACAATTTATCCGGCCGTTCTAGGATCTAACCGAAGGGTTGTAACCAACGGCAGATTGGATGATCTGGCACGGATTGATAGGACATTCGCCTGCAGAATGGCAACAGTAACAGAAGAGATAACACTATATAGTGAAACTGTTACAGCTATAGTTGAGGCTCCAGAAAACTCGTACTGGGTTGAAAACTTTGCGATGGCGAAACCAACAATCGCAACATAATTAATTAATAATAACAAGTGCGCAGCCAGATAAAAATGGCTGCGCATATTTTATTTGTAAACATGCCTAAATTATGCTATTATAATATTAAATGAACAGGGCGAATGTATGTTATTTACCTTCNGATGGACATGGGTTTGTGGATGTTTTCCTGAACAATCTAAATGAAAATCCTGCATGTTATAAAACATTATTATTTTGCGAGGCAGAAATTCCGGGCACAATAAAAATTCCTAAAATTTCAACAGAAATATTAAAACTGGGGCGGGGCGCAGTTAAGAATGCCCCGTTTTATTATGTAATGCGCAAGTGCCAACAATTGGGCATTCAAGAAGTATTATATCTGGAGGATGATTGCAGGGTTTATGGAACGCACTGGGACGTTGATTTGTGGAGTCAATGGGACGCGGTCAGGGATAAAAAATTAATTATAGGATCATTAGTGATAGCGAACATTCAACGGTCAATAAACCAGACAAGTTTATATGAGCAATACTTGCAGTTGCTTGAGGAAGATTTGCAAAGTGGCAATGATTACAGAATGGTGTATCTAATGTCTTCTTATGTGCCCCAAACTTTTGTTTATTGCAATGGCGCCCTAAGTATTATGAATGTTAATAAAGTAATGGAGCTGTTTAGCTGTGATGACTTTACTAATATAAGGGATAATCCGCCCTTTGATGCGGCCATTGGGTATCTTGCTTTCCAGAAATACGGGACGAGGTCTATTGATTTGTTCGGTATTTTAAATAAAGTTGTTTCNCATTATTTAAATGAACAAAGCACAGAAGACGACCGCAAAAAATGGTTATTAAGTAAACATGTGCGTGCCATTCATCCTGTAAAAACAAATTGGAAACCATGATATATTATTAATATATATGAAATATTTTAAAACTAGCACTTACAATTTCAAAGTATATACCGATCGCGGTGTGTTGTTCTTTCAGTATATTACTCCAAAGGATGGTTATTTAGCTATTGATGATTCGCAGGAAAATTTGATAAAATCATTAAGGCAGCACCCGGAAATTAAAGAAATATCAGCGGCAGAGTATGAAGAACAATACGTAAAAAAAAAGAACAACTCGCCCAAATTTTCGGTATGGAGGGAGGAGCTACAGGCCCCCGTACCAGTTCCGCAAACCAGCTCACAAATAACACAACGACAATCACAGTTCCCTCAGTACCCGCCAACACAACCGTTACAAGCGCAAGAACAGCCACCAATCAATCAGGCAAAAAATGCCCGTGTTCAGGAAAATGATAATGTTGTACGGCCAAAGACAAAAAGAATTAAGGTTGCTAAATGAAGTTTAAAGATTTAAGGCAAAAAGTGTCATTAACTCTCTGGCCTGATGGGGAACCAGAGACATTATTTGAAGCTGTTACCTTAAAGGTTGAGGAAGCACTTGCGGATTTACAACGGTATTTACCAGGAACAAGATTAAGGCAAAGGAGCATTTATCCGCAAAGCTCGACATATTTTAGCTGTGGTTTAACGGTACTCCCCAAACCTAATGGCTTTATTGATAAGGTTTATACTGGATGTTATGATGCTCAAGCAGGCACAGTCGGTTACTGCTCCAGGTTAGAACTTGCCAAAAGCGATTATGATAATCTTGAGAAATGGAGCAGGCGTTTTTATTTACTAACAAAAGATGTAGTTGTTGATACATCGCATTTTGGGCCGATTCAAGATGCCGAGTTTGCTACAGTTGAATTTTCTTACCCCTCAAAATTATATGACTCTAAATTTGGGAGGGCTATTATAGGGAAATATGCTATTCATAACAATAAGATTTATGTAGCGCCATACATTCAATCAGATGAGTGCGTAATTGTTGAGTGGAATGGAATCAAGACGGAATGGAATGATGCAGATGATATTATTATTAAGGATGAGGTAACACTGGTGGCATTTGTAGCAAATTACGTGGGCAGGTATGTAAGTTTAATGCTAGACAATGGTGCTAAGTTCCCTATTTATAATAGTGATTACAGAGAGAAGCGTGCTGATTTAATGCTGGATGAGACAGAGGAACAATTTATTAAAAATTACAAGTTTGATTATCATATTGATTTAGCTTTAAATTCTGAATGCGGCGTTAACAGGATAACAACAGATGAAGTTATTGATTACGGAAAAGATCCTATTTTACGTGAATCTGCATTTGCAATACTTGGAGATCCTCAACAAGACACAACTGCCTTAAGGGCAATCCAATCATTGATTACAAATATTTATAAGCCGTCAATAATTTTAACCACAGGTGATAATGATGAGCTTGAAAATTTAGGCGGTAGCGCGCCATATTCACGAACGGCAATTAAATATTTTAGCGGATATATCCTTAACAACGAAATTGCTGAGCTTTCTAAAAACACGGCAAATTTCTTCTGGCCGATAAAAGGCAATCATGATATAAGCCAGTCAAATGATTTTGAAAATATTTTTAAGGCAATATTTTCGGTGTCTTCCAATCAGCTGTTTCGCAAAACATATTATGACTTGTTCGCGGGGCCGTGTCACTTTATAATGCTTGATACGAGTAATGGTTCTTTATCAGATGAACAAAAGTCGTGGCTAAAGTACAGGCTGGGTTTATCAACATCTACATGGCGGATAATATTAACGCATTTTCCGGTGTATGCTAGTTCAGACACAAATCATGACATGATTAACCCAGCATCAATGTATTCAGATATAGATTTTAACTATGCTGATATTGTAATTAGCGGGCATCACCACATTAATGAGATAATTAAAAAGAATAATACTTACTTTATTAATTTAGGGACGAGTTCGTTTGTTCGTAGCTTGGGTTTAAATAAATTATCCACAGCAGATGGTGTTTTGTATCAGAATGATGCCAATAATTGTTTTATCAGTGGCCGGGCTGATTGTAATAGCCTTGAGTTGAAATTAATCAATAAGGATAACCAGATATTATTCACAATTACAGACAATGAGCGAAATAGTTAAACCAATTTTACCAGCATCACAGTATTGGGGCTGGAAGCCGTATCCGTGCGGCACAGGCCAATCAGGTCCGGTGGCATTTTTCATAGTGCCGCATGAAAACGCGAATCCCCAATTTATTCCTGAATTGCAAAGCGATTCTCTTGAGTTTACTGCATTTGTGCAGCGATTGGGAAAGGATGATTTAGAAGAGGTAACAGACAAAACTCAATGGGAGGTTGAGGCAACTAGTATTGCCAGATTTGAAAAGAATATTTTAAAAAACCAGATATTAGAGGATGCTAACAATATTGCGCGCACAGTTGTTGTTAGGGGAACATTTATTGATACAGATGGCAAGGTATATACAGACTCAACACGTGTCAATGTTTGGCCAGAATGCATTCGTGTTCCTGCTGATATATTGCTCTTATTAGATGCTTCCGGGTCAATGGCGGAAATAGAAAAAGCGGCCGATAACCAGAGCTATAGTCGCGGGGCTTTAGTGGTCAATGCTGCCAAAGATTTGATTTCCAGCACAAACACAGATATTTTCAAGATTGGATTGTCGCAGTTTTGTTATAGTGGAACATATCAGCAGTTATGCGATCTTACAAGTGACAAAACCTTGTTGCAAAGTGGAATAGACAAGTATCATGTATATGCCACGCCGCCCAATAAGACTGCTATTGGCGATGCGTTGTTGTCGGCAAAGCAATCATTAACAGGGTCGAAAGAAGCAAGATCGGATGCGAAAAGGGCAATTATTCTAATAACTGATGGACTGGAAAACACTGGAAATACACCAGCGGCTGAAGCAGCTGCAACCATTAAAAACGCGGGGATTACATTAATTGTAATCGGTATAGCTGTTGATTCTGCAGCTGTTGCTCAAATGCAGACATGGGCAAGCGAAGGCAAGTTCTGGTCCATACCAAATGCGGCAGACTTATCTGCAGTAATAAAATCAATCCCGACATTAATTTGCCGTGAGGGAATGATAGAAGAATTTTATTACAGTGGAGTACCAAACGTCAAAAATACTAATTGGAAATCTTGTAGGGGCAGCAATCTGTGGGATGAGATTATAAGGTGGGGAAATATTGGCGTTACTATTGGAGATAACGTTGAGGTGGGTGAAAAATTATTAACCTTCAACGAGGATGGTGAGGTCATTCCATTGTTAAATGACTATATTTACTATACTTATTGTCAGAGAGTAGACACCGCCAAGTTTATAAAAGGCAAGGCTGGGTTTAATTTTTATGACGTAAGGAATGGGTTTAATAATATAACTGCTTATGGCGGACTTAGTGCTTGGAAATATCTCCTTAGCTTAACTCAACAGGAGCTACAACAGGCTGGGTATAATAATTTATTAACCATTTTAATGGTGGTTCAGGTATACTCGGCAGGCGGTATTAGTCTTAGTGAAAATATTAATCTTGGCTGCCCATCTGCCTGGATGAACAACCAAATACCGACAGGCAACCTTAGCGGGACAAAAGGGGCAAGTGCTATTATGGTGATTGATTTGGGTGACTTCATCAGGTACAAGTCAAACCCCAATTTTAGGAGTGTACCAGAATTAACCAATAGTTTGCCTGAGTCTTATTGGTCAATTGATGTAATTGCAAAGCCTAATGTAACTGCGGGTGATGGCTGGGATGGCACCGGGACACCAAGTACAGTAGGTAATACAATTCAAACAGCACGTGCAATGAGCGCATTAATTTCAGTTGGCATAAATGGTTCGTATAACGAAGATTTCTTTGGCAAGTATGACTCAAATAATGACGGGCAGACAAAATACCATCAATTAAACTCAATGCTTGTTGGGACCGATAAGAACGCGCAGGTTTCTATTTACCGATTAGATGTAGATGCTAATAAATTAAATGCTTTCGCCAGTATTGAAAATAAATTAAGTTTCCTTGCATTAATCGCAATGGGCGGCTTGCCGTTTACATGGCATGCGGCTGGCCTAAACTTTGCCGAAGTCCCCACAATTTATGTTGGCCCGTATATAAATGAAGTTGCATTACATAGAGCACCGGTTGGGTTGTCGGGGTTTGCCAACCATGTGATTAATGAAACAGCAGGTAGCGATATTGATGCTGTAAAGGAATATCTTGATAAATTAGGGGATACTGAGTATTATATTGTGGACACGTATCCAGATGGTTGTAAAGACGGTGTAACAATTGCGTGCTTTGTGAAGTTTTATTATATATTAAAATAACGGAGGTATAAAATGAGCTGGGAAAAACCACCTAGTCCAGATGACTTTAGAAACATAATAAAATATACGTCTGATAACGAAACATTTTGTGAGTTTATTATGCGTGTAGGCAAGACGTTGCCGGATACTATAAGTGATTGGTATGAGTTTCTATATAATAGAACGGGGGGCTTTACAAATGTTGCTGGCGGTTCTGGTGGAGGCGGGAATATTTATCTAACAGCGACAATTGATAGCGCAACTGATGAGATTTTTTTAACATGGCGAGTATCCTTTGATCCTGATAGTATTGACCATTTTGAATTGCGTCGTTTTATATGCCCAACAGACTCATGCAATAATCCCGACGATTGGTCTAAAAATGTAGAGGTGTTAAAAACAGACATAGCCGCGAATCAAACTGAATATTCAGACACAACATCAGGCTCTACAAACTTGAGATGGTATCAGTTGACAGTTGTATTAAAAAATGGTTTGAAGTATACAGCGGAACAAAGTATACGTTTAACCACAACAGATTTTGTGAGATTAGTGGGCAATCAATCTTCCGACATACTTCAAATTACAAGCGGCCAATATTTGTATGTGATCGCAATAGCACGGGGTGGTGATAGCAAACCAAGAGTCAATCCAATTTGCCAAAACTATTATGCTATAGCGACTGGAACTGCCTGCGGCGGTTGTGGCGCGGGATATATAGCGAAATTACAGGCCGCGGAGACTATGAATATAAAATTCAATCTATATGACAACAAATACGAGTTAATAAAGGTTGACGGGTCTGGTAAATTTACAGATACAATATTTTCTTTAAACGCGGGCCAAAACGGCACTGACGATACGACACCAGGAGGAGCATCTGCCACAATAAATGTAAGCGAAAAAGGGTTCACTATTGTGGGGGATAGTATAATTCTTGATAGCCGATCGGGATACGTTAAAAGTGGTAAACCGAATAAAAGTCAAGTATTTTCAGATGGAAAATGCGCGGGATTAGATTGGAGTCAATTAGACGGAAAACCAGCGTACATTGACTATGCAGCGATTCAATGGCCGACATGGGCAAAACATTCAGATGGAACACTTTTAATTCCGAATGATGGTAGTGTAACATTTGGCTGGGGGGGTGAGAACGGTTATTGGGGTTCGGGGGGTATTGTGTACTATAAAATAAGCAATTCATAATATGGCAAAGGATAAAAATGTTATTACCATTATACCAGCTGCAACAACCCTTAACACAAGAACCTATGCGGGTTTAATAGGAATTAATGAGTGCCGATGGCGGCAAAATTTTGAAATAGCCCCGGTGCGGAATTTTGCTAGGGCTCGATTGTTTTCAAATTTCAAGTTACAGGGGGTAGATCTGGCTAGTATTGACGGGGAAAGCAAAATCTTAAACCTTATATCGTTGCCCCGCAATTCGGGAGGTTCTGATTTGGTAGCAATAACGACCCAAAAAATATATAAATTAAAAGGTAACAGATGGCAGGAAATTTATAGCTTTGGTAATCCAATTAACAATGCATTTGACTTTGCACAATTTGGGAATGGTAGCGCAGTATTAACCAATCTTATTAGGGGCGTTTACTATCTAAACCTATTATCAGAAAATGCATTTTCCAAGATAAGCGAAGTTGCACAATCACCAGTTAGTATTAGTGGCGCGAAGCGTGTTTGCGTATGGCGTCAGGTTGTATTTTTAGGCGATATAATAATGGATGGCACACGGGTTACCAATCGTGTTATCTGGTCCGGGTATAATAATCCAGAATCGTGGGTGCCAGCTACTGATTCTATTGCCGGGTATCAGGACCTGGATCTGGGGGAGACAATTAAAGCATTTGTGCCTACAAGTGATTATTTGCTAATATTCACAGACAGGTCCATTTGGATGGTTGTCCATGTAGGTGGGGATTCTGTTTTTAATTTCAGGCAGTTATATAGAGACAATAGCGGGGCGGGTCAATGTTTGTATTATGATAAGTCAATTGCAATGTTCGGGCATGTGATTTATTTCCTAAGCAGGAATCATATTCATACTTATACGATTGGATCGGTATCGCCACAGATCGTAGACCAGCTTGATAAACAGGCCAGTAAAATGTTGCAGGACTGTGAATCAGCATCAATAGATTCAGTAATAGCCAGTGTTAATCCGATAACTAATGAAATATTTTTTAGCTATAAGCAGCGAATAGGCGGACATTATAATACTTTTGTGTTAAATGCTGTTACTGGACAGGGGTATTATTATGAGTCGGGATCAGCAGATAATGGTTTTAGTGCAATGTGTTTGTATAATGGCGGAAGCCGGATTAATACAGAAGAATTAAAAGCAACATTATGTACCAATAAAATATCATATACCGATGCATTAAATTCGGAAATTTGCTCGGTAGTTTATACAATGCCTGACGGCACACGGCTAACTCTAGGGAGTGCTACTATTAGTGATTTTTGTAAAGACTATCAACCACAGATAAAATATCTTGGTGTGCATTCGGCAGATAATCGGATAAAGAGTCTTGGGGAAACCTTTGAAATGGAGCTGGGGAATAATTTGGGGTACAAATCTGATTACATTCTTGGCCCTTATGATTTAGGGGCGCCTAACAGGGAAAAAATAATTACAAAAGTGGAAATTGAAATGTCTGTTGCTGAGGAAGAAATTGCTCCGCCAGTTTTAGTGTTACAGCTCGGGAGGTCCAACCAATCAATCGATCCGTTAAATTATTTAAACGCAGAATATACACCAATAGATTGGGTTGTTTTAAAATCACGGGCTACTTCTGGATTCAAACAAAATAACGGGTCTATTCCTGCTAATGCTTTTGTTGCGGCTGACGGTACGGCAATACGAAACACGTTATTGCGAGGACTAAATAAGCAAAAATATAGTGAGTTAAAACTTAAGCCGTCACTGCGGTTTATTTTTCCGTCATATTTAACAGGAAATTATTTTTATTTAAGGCTAATAGTTGAAGGTATTGGAGGAAATTATAAGATAGAAAAGATCCTGATTAATTATGCCGTATAAACAAATTGACAGACGAACACTTGATAAAAAGGCGATTAATCCGTCCGTGTTGGGGCAAATTCCGCCGATTGATATTAATATAACTGATTCCAGTAAGGACTTAAGGGCAAAAATTATTTCTTGGGTTCAGTCGCTTGAGGCGTGGCGGTTGAACGCACAGTCTGTGCTTGAACACGCACTTATGGCAATAAAAAATTCAGAGGCAGAGCAATTAAATACGGATTGGATTAATCAAAAAATTCAGGAATTAATTAAAGATCACACATTGCAGATTAACCTGGACAATTATTTACAAAAAACGGGGGGTACAGTTACAGGACCGATTTATTATAATGATGATATTGTATTTTCTAATCAACTGGCAACAAAAGACTATGTTGACCAGAAAATAAATGAGATCCCAATAAAACAAGGTTACAGGATTTTTGTTAGTACACCTTCGGAGGAATGGATTATTAATCATAACTTAGGCAGAATTCCAATTGTTCAAGTNAGGAATGAGGCCGGGGAAGTAGTTCTGGCATATATAAAACCCCTTGATAATAATCGTGTTTACATAAATGTTAAGCCAGCAATGCGTGGCTGGGTTGAATGCATTTAATTAGAAAAACATAATATTCTTATAGTAATATGACAAATATTTTTCAATTTAGGGATGATGTTGATTTTCAGGGGAATGCAATTTTAAATTGTCAATTTAATCCGCAAGCCAATTTACCCAATGTTAGCGGTAGTACATGGCAGGGAATATTTCACACAGCTACAGGTAGGGTGAAGTTTTCTGATGGTGTTAACTGGAATACTGTGCCATTCCTTGAAAAATCAGATACAATTACAGGATTATGGACATTTAATAATAGCAGTCAACCTTTTGCTGTTGGGAATAGCAATAAAGTTCTTAACCTAAATGCTGATCTTCTTGATGGATACCATGCGTCGTTAAATGCTGATTCAAATTCGATTGCATTACGCGACTCAGCGGGGCGATTAAAAGTATCAGATCCCCAGAGTTCAGATGACGCGGCCACAAAAGCTTACGTGGATAATTTTGGTGCTGGATTAATAGTTCATGATCCTGTAAGTTGTGCCACGACAAGTAATATATCGGATTTAAGTAACGCCAGCGTAGTAATTGATGGTTACACATGTACGACTGCCGACAGAATACTTGTAAAAGACCAGACAGACCAGACGCAAAACGGTGTTTATAAGTTTTCAAGTATTAATAATGGATATGGGCAATTAGTCCGTTGCGATGAGGAAGATTCAACAGCGGAATTACAGGCCGGTACTTATTTGATGGTCGCGAATGGAAGTACCAATGCAGGCACATCTTGGGTTCAACAAACAAAAGATCCCGTCATTGGCACAAGTGCAATAATCTGGAAAAAGTTTTATCAGGCGTTTTCATATACGGCGGGTAGTGGCTTAGGATTAGTGGGGACTGAGTTTAGCGTTATTCTCGATAGTAGCAAAAACTACACTTCTGGCAGGCTTGTCGTTACTAAATCAAGCAATTCATTAGGTGTATTAGATATAGGGACAAATCCCGCAGGACGTGTGTTGCAAATGACAGACAGCAATGGGACACTGTCGTGGTCCCAATTTATTTTACCTACAGGATCAATTGCAAATTTGTCTGTGCTGGGCACACAAAACGAAGGGACTTCAACCTTTTCAGCAATCACAGCAAACGCAGATAACACAGTTTTAGCCAGAGCTTCGGGACAATTGTTATTCAAGAGTGTTAATCCTGATATATTTAACACAAACATAATATTGGCCAAGATTAATGGAGCGACGGCTGGCTATATTCCTAAGGTTAGCGCTGATTTAGTTACACTGGTAAATTCGAATATACACTTAGATAGCGGGACAGTTATATTAGACCAAAACAACTCCTCAATATTCCAAATTAAACGAACAACCGGCACAAAATTATTGGAAGTTTTTTCAAATGGGAATAGCGGCTTAAAATTATATGATATTTATGGCACATCTGTTTCTATCCAACTGGATTGCGATAATCCAAGTAGTTTTTTTAGGGGACTAAATGTTGGCGGCAACACCCAATTCAGTATTGATAATTCCGGCCGAATAACAAAAATTAATAACCTAAGTTATACTAGCTGGCCATCCAGTCATAACAACGGCGTACTCAAGAATGATGGGAGTGGAAATTTAACATGGCAGACACTGGATTCACGTGTTTATAGCGGCTCCTCAGAACCACTTGTGGGCAGCAGCTCAGGTAGCTCAGGGTATATTGCAAAGTTTCTTGACAGTGACACTATTACAAATAGTCTCATTTTTGACAATGGCACAACAATTGGTATAGGCAAAACATCGGGACTTTCTGGAAAACTGCATTTATTTGGCGGGGGCTTAACAATAGAATGGCAAGATACAAATATTGGGGGCAGTGGAATAAATGCGAAGCTAAGTAGGACGATAACATCAAGTGGCTCTTATGATTTTTTGCCATATTCTTTTAACGCATATAA